TCAAAGCTTCTTCGGCTTGCTTCAATGAATAGTCTTACTCATCTCTCCGTTGTTGGTAAGAACGGTGAGATTCTTTTGCAGACACATGAGAAGGCTAACGATACATCTAATCATGCTTCTTTCAAGTTGAATGATTATGCTGGTGCTGATTTCACTGCTTCGTTCAAGGTTGAGAACATCAAGCTTATTCCTGGCGATTACGATGTAGAAATTCAGCTTGGTGCTTTTGCTAAGTTCATTGCGACTGGCGGCATCTTCAAAGACAAGATCAAGTATTTCATCGCACTGGAGACCAAGTAATGGCTGGTATCGGACATAACAAGCCTTTCGTTAGCATCAACTCGTTGAACGAAAGCCAGAAGACTGAACTAAAGAATGCTATTCGTGAGATGAATGATAGCATGACCCGTGCTGCTGCTGAACGTGACTTTCAGAAAGAAACTATAACAAGCATCAGTGACAAGACTGGTGTTGACAAGAAGATTCTTCGCCGCATGGCTAAGGTCTACTTCCGTTCAAACTATGCAGAAGAGCAGGAAGAAAACCGTCAGTTTGAAGAGTTCTATAATGGTGTTATGAAGTAATGGCAAAAGATGTCATAGCACGAATGAATGAACTCATGCTGCCTATTGACAGACAGATCATGATGTGTGATAATGTAGAAGATGTGCTAATGTTGGCTTCCAACATGTTAGTGACCGCCAAGATGATATATGTTCAGCAACTTGGCGGTGCTAACGCAAAAGAACTCCTTCAACAAATTGTGGATGATATTGATGAGCGAATCCTTCCTGTGGTGTGAACGCTACCGCCCGAAAACCATTAACGATTGTATTCTTCCTGACAGACTCAAGAAGCCCTTTCAAGAGTATGTGACTAGCAAAGAAATTCCAAATCTCATGCTCACCGGTTCTGCTGGTGTCGGTAAGACAACCGTAGCTAAGGCTATGTGTGATGAGATTGGTATCAACCATCTGTATATCAATGCCTCTGAAAATCGTGGTATTGATATGCTGCGAACAACTATTCGTAACTATGCATCCACTGTGTCTCTAACTGGTGGTAAGAAAGTCATCATTCTAGACGAAGCTGACTATCTTACGCCAGAAGCACAGGCTGCTATGCGTGGTGCGATTGAAGAGTTTGCTGCTAACTGTACCTTCATTCTGACTTGTAACTTCAAGTCCAAGCTGATTGATGCTATTCATTCTCGCTGCTCAGTCATTGACTTTGCATTGAAGAATGAAGAAAAAGCAAAAATGGCCATGCAGTTGATGAAGCGTATGGAATCTATTTTATTACAAGAGAGTGTAAAATATGACAAAGCGGTCCTTGCAAAGATCATTGAAAAGTATTTTCCCGACTATCGGCGTACTCTTAATGAGTTGCAGCGTTACTCCTCTTCTGGTAGTCTTGACGCTGGTATTGTTGCACAGTTGTCAGATATTAGGAAGATAAGTGAACTTGTCAAGCATCTGAAGGACAAGAACTTCGGTGATATGCGAAAGTGGTGTGTAGCCAATTCTGATATTGAGCCTGAGCGTATCTATCGCAAGATTTACGATGGTCTGTATGAATATATGAAGCCAAGTTCGATTCCACAAGCTGTGGTAACTATTGGCAAGTATCAGTATCAGGCAGCATTTGTTGCTGACCAAGAAATTAACTTGGTCGCATGTCTGACTGAGTTGATGGTGGATTGTGAATATGTCTGACCTATTCAAAGATATCATACCTTCTATTCAGCAGACCAAGAAGGTGGTTGTTACCGCTGAGAATGAACGGGATTATGTCCCGTTCATCATCAACCGCTCACTGTCATTCCACCATGACATCATCTTGTATGCAAACGAGATGAATAAGATGCCACATCTGGACAATCTTCTACAATTCCACTTTCTGCTAAATACTGTAAGGGGCTATAAGCGCTCCTTTCAGAAATGGCAAAAGCGTGAGATTGTGGAGAATCTGGATGCGGTGAAAGAGTATTATGGCTATTCCAATGAGAAAGCAAAAGACGCTCTTACCATCCTGTCTGACACTCAGCTAAACGAAATAAAAAAGAATTTGAATAAAGGTGGTTTGAATGTTAGACATAAAAGAATTAATTTGGGTAACTCTGCCTGATCCAGACAATTTTTTAAAAGTCCGTGAAACTCTTTCTCGTATTGGAGTAGCATCTAAGAAAGACAAGACTTTATATCAGTCCTGTCATATTTTACATAAACAAGGTCGTTACGCGATTGTCCACTTTAAGCAACTCTTTCTGTTAGACGGAAAGCAGTCAGATTTTACAGATGATGACAAGGGTCGTCTTAACACAATAGCAAATCTTCTACATGAATGGGAATTGGTTGATCTAGTTAATGAAGTAAAAAGTTCTGATCCTGTGGCTCCACTATCGCAGATCAAGATTATTTCTCATAAAGAAAAGCATGAGTGGAATCTTGTTGCTAAATACAATATAGGCAAGAAGCGCAAGGATCATTGATTGGCAAGAATAACATAACATAATGACATTGGAGTATATAATGAACAGATTGAATATTTACAAGTTACATCCATCAGTAGTCCTTCCAGTTTTTCTCACAAAGCAATCGGCTTGCTTTGATATATCTTGCCAGACATATGGCAAGGTAGAATTCAAGGGTTATAATAACTTCAACTCAGCATTTAACAGACCCATGAAGAATGGTAATATCTACATTGGGCCACATGAGCGAGTAATGATTCCAACTGGAATGATTTTAGATATTCCAGAAGGATATTCCGTTCGCATTCATCCAAGATCGGGCATTTCTCTAAAGCAGGGACTAAACCTTATCAACGGACAAGGCATCATTGACGCCGACTATACAGATGAATTGTTTATTCTCCTTCATAATACCTCAGATAATGGTCACATGATAAACAATGGTGACCGTATTGCTCAAGGTGAACTCATCAAGAAGGAAGAATATGCCATCTGGGAAGTGTTTCAAAGGCCTGGTCAAAAGTCTGAACGAGAAGGCGGCATGGGTTCTACAGGAATAACTGTAAAAATCGTTGATAAGACTTGACATTCTCTAATTAAAGTTTTATATATATGGTTGTGAGAATGAAGTAATGCGTACTCACACTTTGCGGGGTAGTTTAATGAAAATGGTCGGTTCCCATTGATCGATGTAAGTATCAAACCTTACCCCCGCTCCAACTTCGCCTAACGGGAAGTTCAACATAACATAACTTGCTAAACAGGAGTTAAGCACATGACTATCAATAAGATGCCGTATTTTGATCCTTTTTCTTTTTCCAAACAGTTCAATACCACTGTAGGTTTTGAACCTATTCTAAAGAAACTTGCAGAAATCAGTGAGACATTTCCTAAGATCCCAACCTATCCGCCATACAACATCAAGAAGACTGGTGAAAATACCTATGTGATTGAACTGGCTGTTGCGGGCTTTGGTAAGCAGGACATTGAACTTGAATTGCAAGAAGGTGTTCTAACCATCAAGGGTAATGTCAAGTCTGATGAGGCTACCGAGTACCTCTTCAAGGGTATTGCAGAACGCGCATTCACTCGTCAGTTTACACTTGCTGATACTGTTGAAGTGAAGAACGCCGATCTAATCAACGGTATGCTCAAGATTTGGCTTGAACGCTTCATTCCAGAAGAGAAGAAGCCGAAGAAGATTAACATTGGTGTAACAAATGAGAATGCACATAATGGCGAACCTACTAATCAATTCTTGTCTGAGAAGTACGGCGAGAAGTGATGTTAAAATATATCAAGTCGCTATTTGCCCGTAGAAGTGAACAAGAACGTATGTATCACTATCTAAGTCAGGCTACGGATCGTGTTCATCTAGAATATCTTCAGCGTGAATGGGATAGAATGTCCTATTCACAGAGGAGTAATTGGTAGTATTATACTAACGCTATTGTTCTGGGCAGAAATTGTTCTACCTAGAATTTTTTATGGAGAAGTGTATGAAGAATAAGATGATTATTTTGGCTGCTGCATTGTTAGCATTTGGAACAAGCACAGCATATGCGGCCCGTGATCAAATTCGTATCGTTGGCTCATCTACTGTCTATCCATTTACAACCACTGTAGCAGAACAGTTTGGTAAGAAGGCTGGTGTACCAACACCAATCGTTGAATCAACTGGTACTGGTGGTGGTATCAAGTTGTTCTGCGCTGGTGCAGGCGATGAACACCCTGATGCTGTAAATGCATCCAGAGCAATCAAGGATTCCGAAAAGGAAACTTGCGCCAAGAACGGAGTTACTCCTGTTGAAGTTAAGATTGGTATTGACGCCATTGTCCTTGCCATGTCTAAAGAACATGAGTCTATGGAACTAACCACAGACATTATCTACCGTGCTTTAGCAAAGTGGGTTATTGTTGATGGTAAGTTTGTAGAGAATAAGTCTATCAATTGGAGCGATGTAGATGCATCACTTTCTGCTGGTAAGATTGAAGTTCTTGGGCCTCCGCCTACCTCAGGTACGCGCGACTCATTTGTAGAGTTGGTGCTTGAAAAAGAATGTAAGAAGGCAGCTAAAGACGCAGGTATTAAGATGTCTGCTGATGATGAAAAGATGTACTGTAAGTCAATACGTGAAGATGGTGCATTTATTGAAGCGGGTGAAAATGATACTCTAATCGTTCAGAAGATTCAAGGTAACCCTAATGCTCTTGGTATCTTTGGTTACTCGTTCTTGGAAGAGAACGTAAGTGTAATCAAGGGAGCAACTGTTAATGGTGTTGTACCTGAGCAAGATGCAATCAAAGCTGGTGATTATCCTATCTCTCGCCCATTGTTTGTATACTTCAAGCAAGAACATTTTGATGTGATTCCTAATCTGAAAGAGTTTATGGAAGAATATCAGAGCGAAGATGCTCTTGGTGAAGAAGGTTATTTGACTGATAAGGGTCTAATATCTCTCAACTAAAAAATTGACTTTGGGGAGAGGATGCTATATACTAGTATCCTCTCTTTTACATTATAGGTATACTATGAAATTAATCATTGAAAAATCTGTTGTCGTAATCACTCCTACTATCGGTTCTGATAAACTCAGAGATACTATCGAGTCGGTCCTAAAACAAACTTACAGAAATCTTACACACCTCATTGTTGTTGATGGTGATGAATTTGCAGATAAAGCATCTTCGGTCTGGGCTGAGTATATGAATCCGGATTATGTAGATAAAATTAGAGTTATGATATTACCTTATAATACAGGCGCAAAAGGTTTCTATGGTCATCGTATATATGCTGGCATTCCACATCTTATCAATGCAGACTACATCTTCTTCCTTGATGAAGATAATTGGTATGATCCAGACCATGTGAGGTCTCTCGTTGAAGTTCTTGATCGCGGCAATGACTTTGCTTATTCTCTTCGCAAGATTTACAATCCCGATAAAAGCTATATTTGTGATGATAACTGTGAAGCACTCGGTAAGTGGCCAATCTACTTTTCACATAAAGATCCACAATATCTCGTAGACACTTCTTCATTTGCTTTTGAACGAGAGTTCTTACAGAAAACATGCCATCTCTGGCATTCTGGTTGGGGTGGTGATAGGCGGTATCTCTATTCGGTGATGCAGCAAGCTAAGTGGGATACAAACCGCAAGCACACTCTATGTTATCGTCTTGATGGTAATCCAGGTTCAGTGAATGCTGACTTCTTCATCAGGGGTAACGAAGAACAAACGAAACATTATAATGGAGAATTACCATGGCTAAAAGTCTAATTATAGGAGGAGCATCAAATTACGGTTGGAATGAACTAAAGTATTTGATCAACTCTATTAAGAAAACTGGATTTGACGGTGATATTTGTCTCGTTGCTACTAACATCACGAAAGAAACAATTGAAAAATTAGTTAAAGAGAATATTAAACTTTCTTTATATGGACAAGAACAACCTGATGGTTCTTATAAGGTACAATCTAATGGGATGCCGCATGTTGAACGTTTCTTCTATATTTGGAACACATTAAATGAACTACAGAATGATTATGAGTATGTCATAGCCATAGATACTAGGGACATTGTTTTTCAGTCTAATCCTGTTTACTGGCTAGATGAGAAGTTATCACTAGGAAAAAGATTGGTTGTTTCTTCCGAAGGTCTGAAGTATAGAGATGAACCTTGGGGAAATAACAATCTTAGAGAAACTTTTGGCCCATATTTTCACAACAGACTAAAAGATAATACTATTTACAATGTTGGAACAATAGCTGGATTTGCCAAAGAAGTTACAGACTTGATGTTGTTAATTTTTCAATTATCTATCAACAGACCAATTCCTATTGTAGATCAAGCTGTTTTCAATTTCTTGATTCAACAAGAACCGTTCAAGAGTAATATTCTATTCACAGATAACAAGAGTGGTTGGGCCATTCAACTCGGAACAACTTTAGAGGCTGTGAAATCAGGTAAAGGTGACCTTGGTATAATATATGGTTCTGATCTTTCAAAACACATAAACTATCAAATGTTATATGATGACATTCAACCTAAGTTCAATGAAGGTCTTGTTTTAGACCAAAATGATAATAAGTATTGTATAGTTCATCAGTATGATAGAACCTTAAAGTGGTCAAAAGAAATTATGGAGAAATATGATGACTAAGAAGACCGCACTTGTTCTTGGCGCCGGTGGTTTTATTGGTAACCAAATGGTCAATCGTCTTAAGGACGAAGGATATTGGGTGCGCGGCGTAGATTTAAAACAACCTGAATTCTGTATTAGCAAAGCAGATCATTTTGTTATTCGTGATTTACGTGATCAAGCAGATATGCTACAACTAATAAGTTATGCTGGTTGTAATCGTGATCCTTATCAAATTTTTGCAATGCAGTTTGATAAACCATTTGATGAGATTTATCAGTTTGCAGCCGATATGGGCGGCGCAGGTTATATCTTTACAGGTGAGCATGATGCAGATGTAATGCACAACTCATCAACAATTAACCTAAACGTGCTTGATTCTGTGTGTGAATATAATAAGTATCATAAGTGCAATCAAACTAAGATTTTCTACTCTTCTTCCGCATGTATGTATCCAGAACATAATCAATTAGATCCAAATAAACCTAATTGCGAAGAATCGACAGCATATCCAGCCAATCCTGATTCTGAATATGGATGGGAAAAGTTGTTTAGTGAAAGATTATACCTCGCATACAATCGCAACTATGGTATACCAGTTCGCATTGCCAGGTTTCACAACATCTATGGTCCTCTTGGCACATGGAAAGGCGGTAAAGAAAAAGCGCCTGCGGCTATTTGTCGTAAAGTTATAACTGAAAGCCAGTATGTAGAAGTTTGGGGCGATGGAGAACAAACCAGATCGTTTCTATATATTGATGACTGTATTGATGCTGTTCGGTTGCTTATGCAGTCCGATTTTATGGGCCCTGTAAATATTGGTTCAGAAGAAATGGTAACAATCAACAAATTGGTAGAACATGCGATGAGTGTTCGTAATAAGAAGTTAGAGATTGTTCATATTCCTGGCCCACTTGGTGTTCGTGGTCGCACCTCACATAATAAGCTGATTGAAGAAAAACTTGGGTGGAAACCAAAATATTCTCTTAAAGATGGAATTACTCAGACATATAACTGGATTGAAAAAGAGGTGTATACACTATGGGAAAACCAGTCCTTAGATTAGGATTTACTGATACGTTTGGAGCGATTTCAAACTTTTTTGCCAACATTCTATCTGAAGATTTTGAGATAGTTCGTGATGATGTGAATCCAGACTATCTCATTTTTGGTGATAGAAATTTTGGTAACAATAACATTCAGTATAACAGCAAAAGATGTGTTAAAATATTCTACACTGGTGAGAATGAAAGACCAAGTAATTATGCTTGCCACTATGCAATTTCATTTGATCATATAGATGATGATAGACACTATCGTCTTCCGTTGTATGTCATTTATGATTACGATAACCAACACAGAAACGTTGTTAATTCAAAAACAGTTAGCCGTGAAGGTGAAGAACTAACAAAAAAGTTTAATGATAAGTTTTGCTCATTTGTGGTAAAAAATGGTGCCTGTGAGAAGCGTAACTATTTCTTTCAGCGTCTTAATGACTATAAGAAAGTTGATAGTGCAGGCCCGTTGTTTAATAACGTTGGTTATATTCTTGAGCGAGGTGAGAATTCGGTATCAGCTAAGATGAACTTTCTAAAAGACTACAAGTTTAATCTTTGCTTTGAGAACTCAAGTTATCCGGGTTATGCAACTGAAAAACTATACGAAGCTTATATGGGCGGTACTGTGCCTATATATTGGGGAAGCACCACGATTGAATGTGACTTCAATCCAAAATCTTTTTTGAATTGGCATGACTACCAAGATGATGATACATTCTTTGATGCTATTCTTGAATTAGATCAGAAGCCAGAATTATATGAAGCAATGTATCTAGAACCTCTTTTCAATAATTGGAAAGAACCATATAATAAGTATATGGACATGGAGCGTTTTTGTAATTGGTTTAAAAAGAATGTATATAAAGGTGAATTGAATGAAGCGGCGCGCTTTAATTATAACTCCAACAGCAACTAATCTATTTTTCTCAGACGAATATGATAAACAAAATCATTGGCGTTTCTGTAAACCGGAACGTACATATGATGTGTGTGTAGTTGCATACAAAGATGATTTTGAACCAGAACCTAATACATATGATATGGTTATTCGCCAGAAAGGATTAAAGTTTAAACTTATTCCTGAAATCTGTAAGATGATCAAGTGGGAAGATTATGATTATATTGGAACGTGGGATGATGATTATGCTACAGATATTCAATCGGTCAATACTGCACTTGAATTGGCTAGAAAGTGGGACTTTCGTTTGTTTCAGCAAGCAGCTATTTCATATAACTTTTATGACTGTTTGAAACATAAGCCGGAGTTTGTATTTACAGAAACGAATTTCATTGAGACTGGTGTTCCTTTCTTTCGTAATGATATATTCAGAAAGTTCTTGGACTTCTTGAATGACTATGAGTATAAAGTTTCTGAATGGGGCATTGACAAAGTACTATGTTATCTGCTACAATGCACAGCACATGTTGTCCACGAAACAACTGTTAAGCATATGAGAACAGAAAGCTGGTATGATAAGACTGATGCCTTTAGAGATATGGATTACTTAATGAAAGAGTTTTTTCCTAAGTACATGAAAGAGAAGTTTAACGTAGATTATACATATAAAGACCAGCAAATGACTTATGCGGGATTGAAGAAAGGTTCATAATGACAAAGAGAGTATTGATTACAGGCGGCGCCGGTTTTATTGGCCATCACATTATTAATCTGTTTCTAGAAAAGACAGATTGGGAAATTATTTCTTTAGACAGACTTGATTATTCAGGCAATCTCAATCGTCTTGATAATGTCGTAAGACAGTATCCGCCAGAAGTTCGTAAACGTGTCAAGATTGTTTGGCACGATCTAAAGGCTGAAATTGCAGAAATCAATCGTAATCTTATTGGTGATGTAGATATTATTCTGCATCTAGCCGCATCATCACACGTTGACCGCTCTATCTCTCATCCGATGGAGTTTGTTATGGACAATACTATCGGTACTGTGCATATGCTTAATTATGCCCGCACTCAAAAGAACCTTGAGCGTTTCATCTATTTCTCTACTGACGAGATTTTTGGTATCGCACCGAATGGTGTTTCCTACAAGGAACGTGATCGTTATAACTCTACCAATCCCTACTCCGCGTCTAAGGCTGCTGCTGAAGAGTTCTGCGTTGCATATGAGAATACTTACAAGTTGCCGATCTTCATTACACATACAATGAATGTCTTTGGTGAACGTCAGCATCCAGAGAAATTTATCCCTATGTGTATTCGTAAGATTCGTGATGGTGAAAAGATTTTCATTCACTCGGATCATACTAAGACTATTCCTGGTTCACGTTTCTACATTCACGGTAAAGACGTTGCTGAAGCAATGTATTTCTTGCTTCATCTCAGTGAAGACCAGTTGAAGAAGGTATATGAGCCTGATTGGGGTGGAGCAAAATGTCCAAAGTTCAATGTTGTCGGTAAAGAAGAAATCAATAATCTTGAGTTGGTAAAACATATTGCTAAGGCTGTCGGTAAAGAACCAGTCTGTGAGTTAATTGACTTTCACTCATCTAGACCTGGCCATGATTTGAGATATGCTCTTGATGGTGACTATATGCGTTCTCTTGGATGGGAACCAAGGTTGACTCTACAAGAAAGAATCAAAGAAGTTGTTGACTGGTCATTAACGAATAAGGAGTGGATAGAACTTTGATATGTCAAAGTCTAAAAAATATTTAAAAATATTTAGAAGAATAGTCAAATTTTACGTTGACGAAGAGAGAGAAACGAAAAGCTCAGATCATAAACTTGGTGACGAGGCCTATGATCTTTTAATGAAAAGAACTAAAGGTAGAGTGATAGATCGTTTTCTTTCAGCAAAGAAAGTAAAACTGAAAACAGATAAACTCATAAAGACACATAGGGAATGTTTCTATTCAGTTGAAGATATGTTGTGGAAAATTGATGATCATGAACCAATACATGTCATAAAATACAAACAAAAGTATCTAGTGATGGATGGTCATCATAGACTTCTAATCCATAGAATATTAAACAAGAAAACAATTACCGCTAAATTGATTGATTTAGATAAAAAAGTCTTAAAAAAGAAAAAAGGATAGAGTGGAGGTATCATGAATATGCTAGAAGAAATTCATAATAAATTAGAGCGTTCATCTGATAAGTGGAGACCTTATTTTGAAATCTACGAAAGACATCTAAAAAGGTTTTTGGGCACTGATATTAATATTGTTGAAGTTGGAGTTCAAAAAGGCGGCTCACTAGAAATGTGGGGTAATTATTTTGGGTCCGGTTCTAAAATAATTGGCATTGATGTTGATCCTGAATGCGCTCACCTCAAATATGATAATGAGAACATTGAAGTTGTCATAGGCGATCAAGGAAAACCAGATTTCTGGGATAAGTTTTTACAAAACAAAAATATAGATGTGTTAATAGATGATGGTGGCCATCTTATGGATCAGCAGATTCTAACATTTGAAAGAGTTTTTCCTTTTCTTTCCGTTGGAGGAATTTACATTTGTGAAGATTGCCATACTAGCTACATGTCCTTCAATGGTGGTGGATTGAATCGTAAATATTCTTTTATAGAGTATGCCAAATCATACGTAGATGTACTGCACTATGACTGGAAAGAAGAAACGACAAGCGATTTAGAAATGAAAAATAAAATTGCTAATGGTGGGTTGTCTGGCGTTTTCTTTTATGATAGTATAGTTGTATTCGAAAAGTTTGGCAAAAGAAAAATGGAAAGAGCAGTAAAATGAATTGTGAAGTGATTGATAGATGCATTGCATGTGATGGCCAAGAACTTATGCCTTTGCTTGATCTTGGAATGCAACCTCTTGCAAATTCGTTTCTCAAGGATACAGAAGAATCAGAAGATAAATTTCAGTTAGCCACTGTATATTGCAGAGATTGCTTTCATGTGCAGTTGACACACAAGGTCAATCCTGATTTGCTGTTCAAGAACTATTTGTATGTTTCAGGTACAGCCAAGACACAGTTAGAATACTTTGATTGGTTCGCTAAGTTTGTGTATGAAAAGTGTGGTGATTTTCGTTCTGTCAAAGTATTAGACATAGGATGTAATGACGGGTCTCAACTAGATGCTTTCAAGGCATACGGCGCGCACACATTTGGTGTTGATCCTGCGGAAAATCTATATGAGAAGAGTTCGAAGAACCATGTAGTGTACTGTGGTTATTTTGATAGTACTCAATTTGGACCCAATGAATTTGCTGCTGTTATCTGCCAGAATGCATTTGCTCATAATTATGATCAGCTAGAATTTCTTAAGAGTATGAAGAAAGTTGTTCATCAAGAGGGACATATCTACATCACAACATCTCAGGCTGATATGATCCTAAATTCTGAGTTTGATACTATCTATCATGAGCATCTTTCTTTCTACAATATTCGTTCTATGAATGAATTGTGTAAGAGAGCTGGATTGAATCTGGTTGAAGTTTTAAAGCATCCAATTCACGGCACCAGCTATATCTTTGTAATCTCAAAGTCTAATTCTCGGCCTTCTTACGTCGATCTTCTCATGAAGAATGAAGAGTCGCTTGAACTTTACAATGAGAGAACATACGAGCTTTATGCTATTGAGTGTAAAGATATCATAGAGGATTTTGATATAGAGATAAGCGAACATAAGAACGCAGGTAAGACTGTGATTGGTTATGGTGCACCAGCAAAGGGTAATACTCTGTTGAATGCTTCAAATGTGAAGCTTGATTTCATCATTGATGATAATCCACTAAAGCAAGGACTGTATACACCTGGCACACATATTCCTATTTTCTCTTCTAAGAGGCTTAAAGAGTTTGCAGAGGATGACAATGTTGTTTTCGTGCCTCTTGCATGGAACTTTTTTGAAGAAATTAAGGCTAAAATTGAGAAGATGCGTCCGAACAAGAGAGACGCATTCGTTAGATATTTTCCTTATGTATATACTGAAATGTCTACATAATGCAAAATATTTTATACTACCATCTATATCTCACGGATGATTATGGAACATGGTCATCTATGTTTCTAGAACATATGAAAATGATGGAAGATAATAGAATACTAGAAATTTTAGATGGTATTGAGTTTACAGTTGTAACAAACAACGACAAACAGAAAATGAACTCTTTTGTCCATCTACAAGGTACTTATGATATTGGTTGTAAGAAATCAATAGAGTTTGTTTTAAGTCCATACGCTACCGATGAAGATATGTTAAACACAATTGATTCATCAAAAACGATTACTGAGAACCATACTATGAGAAAAATATGGAATGATTCTCAAGAAAAAGATATGATCATTTTATATCTACATTCTAAAGGAATAACGTCCACAAAGAAGCATCTAGAAATCGGTGATGCTGAAACTTTTAAGAAGTATTATTATTGGAGACAATTTTTAAACTGGGGTGTTATTGAAAATTGGAATCAATGTTATGGTAGAGTTAAGCTCGGAGATTATGATATTGCAGGTGTAAATTATTCTGAGACACCTTCAAGACATTTTAGTGGAAATTATTGGTGGGCAAAGTCTAGATACATAAAGACTTTGCCAGATCCTTCTACACTTGATTGGTGGTATGAATTGAAACAAAAGACCAATGATCCTTGGTTAAAGTCTGCATCTGATAGATTCAGAGATGAACAATGGCCTTGTTATTCTGAAACAGCTAAAATATATAATGCGTTTTCTCCTAAAGATAAATATGGTTATGGGCCAGCAGATAAAACTTTAAATCGAATTTTTTATGAAGATGAATAATTCTATTTGTGTAAAGGTATGCGAATATGAAGAAACAGGAAGATACTGTAAAGGATGCAACAGAACCGCACAAGAGATTGAAGAGTGGTTCTATGCCAATACAGAAAGAAAAAAAGAAATTGCCAGAGACTCGCGGGCGCGTGGTAAGGCAAGAAAAGACGGAAAAGAAGAAGTATAGTCCTTTAGGAAAAGTTATAAGACGCGAAAAATAATATTGACATTCTAACCACATCTGTTAATATATACACACTGACAAACACACAGAGGAACACAAATGGCTACGTTTACCGAGACTGTTTACATTGATATTGATCTTAGTGATTTTGATGAAGATGAAATCGTTGAGCATTTGGAACATAAAGGATATACAGTCTCTAAGAATCCAGAAGAGCAGTTTGATATTATTTCCATTGAGGAATATTGGAACCAAGGTAATCGTAAGGAAGCAATCATTCTTCTTGAACGAGAATTTCCAGAATTGATTGGCATCTCTAAACTGCTTGACTAAATACAAACAAGCGGGTATGGTATATGGGTGGTGCCTCAGCCTTCCAAGCTGATGAGGACCGGTTCGAATCCGGCTACCCGCTCCAACTTTTATAATGATGAGGTATAAACATGATTTGGTTTATCGTATTGAATGTTGTAATGAATAACGGTGATGTTTATACCGATGTTCATTATCCCAACAAACCTGAGTACAATAACGAGCAGTCTTGCAATGAGGCTGGCCGCGAACTTGTAGACCAAAAGCAGATTGAAATCAGTACAAATTCTGGGCGTACATACTACATTTGCCATGTTATCACGCCGAGTGAGATTCGGGCTGCAACAGGAAAGTCTGGCAGCAATTCATGAACTTCGTCTTTGACGTTGATGGCACATTAACGCCTTCCCGTGGCAAGATAGACTCTAGATTTGAAAGTTTTTTCCTTTCGTTCTGCCTAGAGACCTCCGTCTACCTTGTCACTGGTTCAGACTATGTAAAGACACTTGAACAGTTGGGTGAAGAGATTTGCCATGCTGCTAAAGCAGTATATAACTGTTCAGGTAATGCCAAATACGTTAAGGGAGAACTCGTATCATCATTTGATTTTGAACTGACACATGATGAGATTGGAGTCTTAGATGAAGAGCAAAAACTTTCTGGCTTTTCTGTTCGTACTGGCAATCATATTGAAAAGCGTATCGGTGCTGTCAACTTTTCTATTGTTGGACGCAATGCTACAAAAGCGGAACGTGAACAGTATAAGATTTGGGATGAAGCAACTGGTGAGAGAGAACAGATTTGCCGTAGACTGAATCGACAGTTTACAAGACTTGAAGCAGTCATTGGTGGTGAAACTGGTATCGACTTGTTTGTCAAAGGGCGAAACAAGGCTCAAGTGAGAAGAGATATGAGCGGTACTGTTGTTTTCTTTGGTGACAGATGTGAGCTTGGTGGTAACGACTATACTCTTGCAAGAGTATCTGATATAGTACACCATGTTAAAAATTGGCCTGAAACAGAATACATACTGAGGACAAAATATGGAAACTCATTTTGAAGTGAATGATATCGTAGAGAACGAAGATGGCTCTGCTGATATCACTGTAACCATGGACTATGATACTCTTGTAAACTTTGCTAGACTTGGGCTTCTAAATACTCTGAAAGAAGCAGCCGAGAAAGTCTTACATGAAGAAAAAGATCAAACACTATAACTCCATCTTTATATCGGACATCCATTTAGGAAGCGAAGGATCGCAGGCAGATGGAGTTAACTCTTTCCTTAAAAATCATTCTTGTGACAATCTATTTCTTGTTGGTGATATTATTGATGGATGGAAGTTAAGAAAGCGCATCTTCTGGCCACAATCACATTCACTTGTCATTCGCCAGATAATCAATAAACAGCGTCATGGCTCTAAAGTTGTCTATCTCACAGGCAACCATGATGAGTTCCTTCGTGATTGGTTAGACGTTTCACTTGATATTGAATCAATTCAAATAAAAGACACTCATGATTATGTCGGACTAGATGGCAAAAGATATCTTGTCGTACACGGTGATTTGTTTGATGGTGTACACAAGATGGCAAAGTGGTTGAGTTATCTTGGTGATAATGTTTATGCTCTGCTACTAAAAGTAAACAGATTCTATAACAAACTTCGACATATGTTTGGTTTTGGTTATTGGAGTCTTTCAGCATATCTCAAAGCAAATGTCAAAGGTGCAGTCAATTTTATCTTTGATTTTGAAAACACATTAGCAGACTATTGCAAATCTCAAGGTTATGATGGTGTTATCTGCGGTCACATACATACTGCTGTGATCAAGCAAATCAATGGAGTTGAATATATGAACTCCGGAGATTGGGTGGAAAGTTGTACTGCACTTGTAGAAAACACAGATAGAACCTGGGAGATAGTACATTGGACTTCAAACGAATAGTCATAATCACTGATGCATGGGAACCACAAGTAAGTGGTGTTGTGACAACTCTAAAGAAGATGGTTGAACTAGCTAAAAAAGATGGATATATCGTTGATGTTATACACCCTGAGTTATTTAAGAGAAAACTTCGATTCAAAGCATATCCTGAAATTCCTTTTGCAATACCTTTTGGATTGTGTAAGATGCTCCGACATCAAGAAGGAACAGTTTATCATATCTCAACGGAAGGACCGTTAGGACTAGCAGCAGGGTTTATTTTAACTCTAAGAAATCAAAGATACACAACATCATTTCATACTGACTGGTCTAAACTGTTAAAAGATGTTGTTGGTATTCCACAGTGGATGACAAGAGAATATCTTCGTTGGTTTCATCGCAAAAGAAAAGTATATTGTCCAACTCAGACTGCTGCTGAGTATCTGATTGAAAATGACATTGGTCGCAGACAGATTGTTTGGTCCAGAGGTGTTGATGATACAATTTTCACACCAAGACATACTAAGATAAAGAATCAAGTACCTATTCTACTTTCAGTGGGTAGAGTGTCAAAAGAAAAAAATCTAGATGCTTTTTGCCAACTACCCGATAAGTACATAAAAGTTGTTGTTGGAGATGGTCCATACAAACTAGAATTACAACAGAAATATCCAAATGTAAAGTTTGTAGGATATAAGTTTGGTGAAGAGTTAGCGCAGTTTTATCAGACTTCTGATTGTTTTGTGTTTACGAGCAAGGCAGATACATTCGGCGTGGTAATGATTGAGTCGATGTTTTGTGGAACACCTGTTGCTGCATATCCCGTACAAGGTCCGATGGATGTTGTGGACAACAAGTATACAGGATTTACGGATGATAATCTTGAAGTAGCTATTGAAAAGTGCTTGACTTTATCAAGAAAAAAGTGTAGTATAATAGCAAGAGATAGTTGGTCTTGGGAAGAATCATACAAGACATTTGTGAACAATTTGGAGAGAGATAAGTGAAAGTATACATCGGCGGTTATCCTGACAATCACTGGTCATGTGATATACATTATAAGTACATGGTTAAAAAGTATGGTTTTGCATGGAAGGAGAATAGTACAAAGTTTGAGAAGTTCCTTGAAAAGCTTGAAGACACTATTCAGTGGATTTACGATCACTCAATCAACCATCTTGTGAAGTATCGTAAGCGCAAGATTGAGGTACGCATTGATCGTGAAGACACTTGGTCTATGGATCATACTCTTGCACACATTGTTCTTCCTATGCTCAAGCAACTGAAGGCTACCAAGCATGGCAGCCCCTATGTTGATCAAGAGGATCTTCCTGAAGAACTCCGTCTGACTGAACGTGAAGATAAGGTCTTCAACGAAGGTTATTGGAACAAAGAACTGAATGCTACCGACGAAGAACTTGAAGCAGCGAGTACAAAGTTTCATTCACAGTTTGATTGGGTTCTTGACCAGATGATCTGGAGTTTTGAACAGGAAGTAAACGAGGAAGGCGACTATAAGCACTACTATGATCCTTACGAACCAGGTGAAATCATTGAAGAAGGTGATAGTATAGTCAGCAAAGAATTTAGAATGGAGATGGGCAAGTTCAATGCTGAAAAGCACAAGGCATTTAATGATCGTAAGCGGCTTGGCTTCACGCTCTTCGGTAAGTATTACCAAGCACTGTGGGCCTGAGATATGAAGTGTAAAACTTGCAGCCAAGAATACTATTCTTTCAGTAAAGCAACCAATCAAGCACATGTTTGTGCTGCTACTCTTTACATAATGAATGGAGACTTCTATATTCTTGCTCATTATGGCTCAGCCTATGATATGCAACGATACGCTTTGAAACGCGATAAATATGAAGTTGGCGTTATTTGTGATGACTGCATCACAAACTATATTGATCGTGGAAATGCTCATCTCGTAGAGGACGGAGTATGGTAAATGTCTTATCAAACTATATCGGAAGAAATCATCAAACAGGCTGCTGAGATTATGGGGCCTGATAGCAACTTTCACACAGCACTAAAATGGGGAAATCAGTATAGACAAGCTGGTCTTAACCCTGTATACTATACAGATGATACCAAAAAAATGGTATTTGTAACAACAGAAGAGAAAATGGCAGGAGTGAAATTCAACTGAGATGTTAGAACACAAGCACATTGTCATTCGTTCTAAGGTAAAGAAGCCGCCGAACAATGTTGATGAAACATCGGTATGGTTTAAGAACCTCATCAAGCATATTGGTATGAATCTGCTGATGGGTCCTATTGGAACGTACCTCGACAAGGAAGGTAATCGTGGGCTGACCATGGTTGCTATCATTGAAACATCACATATAGCCATGCATGTGTGGGATGAAAGTGATCCTGCTCTTGTGCAATTAGATGTCTACACTTGTGGTTCATTGAACCCTGACGATGTGCTGGACTATCTGAACAAGTTTGAACCTGTAGATGTCAAGTATATGGTACTTGATCGTGAACATGAGATTGATATTAAGGAGTTGAGATAATGAATATTCTTGAAACACAGTTCAAGCAGCGGGCTTTTGATGGCAAGTGGGAGAAGCTTGCTAAGGTTATGGATTATGATAACAAGTATGTCTATAAGAGTGAGAGTGGATCCAATCTCACATATATTCCTACAAAGTGGATGACTGTTGGCGTATTTGATTATGTGGGAGAGCTTGAATGAGTATCAAGCTTATTAAGTTGCTGACAGGTGAAGAACTTTTAGCTAAGATTCTGCCTAGCTCTGACGATATTGTCAAGATGGAAAATCCAGTTCGCATTGTCGTTATACCTCAGAAGCCTAACATGCAGTTCGATCCAAATCGTGCGCCAAGTATTGGCTTTGCGCCATGGGCTGAATTTAGCGAAGACAAAGAGTTTGTGATTGACAAATCTCACGTTCTTGCTATAATTACACCTATAAAGCAGTTTGTGGAACAATACAATAACATGTTCAGCAAGATTGTTACCCCTCAATCAGGATTAATTCTACCGAGTACATGATGAAATCTTTTTACACTAATGTTCAGGTCTATGGTTCTCGTATCCTGTATCGCGGTGTAGAAGACGGAAGAAAAGTCAGACGAAAGATTGACTATTATCCAACCCTGTATGTTCCCTCAAAAGTTCATACAGGGTTTTCTTCCGTTTCAGGTGAAGCAATGGCTGAAATCAAGCCAGGCAACATCCGCGATGCAAGAGATTTTGTAGAACAATACAAAGACGTAGAAAACTTAAATATCTACGGCAATCAAAAGTATGAGTATGCATTCATTGCAGACCATTTTGCTGATGATGTAGAATGGGATTTAGCCCATATCAATGTGACAAACATAGATATTGAGGTCGGTTCTGAGAATGGTTTTCCTGAACAAGATCAAGCAAACGAACCTATCACAGCCATCACCTTCAAGAACAATCAAGGCAAATTCATCGTCTTGGGTTGCGGAGTATTCAACAATACTCGCAGTGATGTTCGATATATTCAGTGTCGTAATGAGATTGATTTGATCAAGCGGTTCATAGATGAATGGGCCGCAGATTATCCTGATATCATCACTGGCTGGAATGTAGAAAGATTTGATATCGTTTATCTTGTCAATCGCATTCGTAAGGTTCTCGGTGAAGAAGCATCTAAGAGGCTTTCACCATGGAATGTTATCAATGGTGGTAAGACAACCAATAAGGTCGGCAAAGAAGAAACAATCTACAAGCTTCTTGGTATTGCCACTCTTGACTACATCACAATGTATCGTAAGTTTGCTCCTGGTGGTCAATCACAGGAATCATATAAACTTGATGCTATCGCTAATGTTGAAATTGGCGAAAAGAAATTGTCGTATGAGGAGTACGGCAATCTGCATAATCTTTACAAAGACAACTATCAAAAGTTTATTGAGTATAACATCAAAGACGTTGAACTTGTCGAACGTATTGATGACAAGTTGAAACTCATCGAATTAACTCTTACGCTTGCATACGACAGTAAGACTAATGCTGATGATGCATTCTCACAAGTGCGTATGTGGGATTCTATTGTTTATAACCATCTTCGTAAGAAAAACATGGTTGTGGATCCAGTCATTCGACATGAGAAAGATTCGGCCTACGAAGGTGCATTCGTCAAAGATCCTATTCTCGGAATGCACAAGTGGGTTGCAAGCTTTGACTTGAACAGCCTGTATCCACATTTGATTATGCAGTATAACATTTCGCCAGATACAATCATTGAACCGAGCGACTATAAAGATGACCACAGGAAAATACTTAGCAGCCGTATTAGTGTTGATTCTCTTCTTAACATGGATGTCAATCTTGTTTGCCTTGCCGATCTTGCTTGCACACTGACGCCCAACGGTCAGTTCTTCACAAAAGAACGCCATGGGTTCTTACCTGAAATTATGGAGACAATGTATAATGACCGCTCCGCGTATAAGAAGAAGGCTATTGAAGCTAAGAAAGAACTTGAAAAAGAAACCGACACCGCAAAACGCTATGATATTGAGAAACGCATTGCAAGGTATAATAATCTTCAACTTGCGAAGAAGGTCTCTCTGAACTCAGCTTACGGCGCTTTGGGTAATCAATACTTCCGATACTTCGATGTGAGGCAAGCATCTGGTATCACAACTGCTGGTCAATTGTCTATTCGCTGGATTGAGAAGAAGATAAATGAGTATATAAACAAACTTCTCAGAACGGAGAACGAAGACTATGTTATTGCATCGGATACGGATAGCATTTATCTGTCGCTTGATAGATTGGTCAGCAAGACTATTGTTGAGCAGAAGCCACATGCTGATACAAGAGAAATCATCAAGTTCATGGATAAGGTCTGTGAGACTAAAATCCAACCGTTTATTGACTCTGCTTATGCTGAACTTGCTGAGTATGTCAATGCCTACGAACAAAAGATGGTGATGAAGCGCGAAGCTTTGGCCGACAAGGGTATCTGGACAGCCAAGAAGCGTTACATTCTAAACGTCTATAACAATGAAGGTGTAGAGTATGCGAAGCCAAAGGTTAAAATTATGGGATTGGAAATTATTAAGAGTTCTACTCCTGCCTATTGCCGCAAGATTATGTGGGAAGCAATTGATGTTGTCTTGAACAAGTCTGAAAACGAATTGATAGATATGATTGAAATCTGGAAAAACGAATTCAAAAAACAACCTATTTCCGATATTGCTTTTCCTCGTGGTGTCAATGGACTTGAGAAGTTTTCAGATGCTGAAAATGTGTTTGGTAAAGGTTGCCCGATCCATGTTCGCGGTTCTTTGCTGTACAATCATTTGATCCGAGCAAAGAAGCTAGACAAGAAGCATCAGACAATCAAAGAGGGCGAGAAGATCAAATTCATTTATCTGGCTGAGCCTAATACAATCCAGTCCAATGTGATTGCTTTTCCGCAGTCTATGCCGGAAGAGTTTGACTTGCACAAGTATATCGACTATAATACACAGTTTGAAAAGTCTTTTGTAGAACCACTGAAGATCATTCTTGATAGCATTGGTTGGAAGACTGAGAAAGTTTCATCATTGGAAAGTTTCTTCGCATGAGTCTAGAACAGTTCACAAGACTAGTAGGATCAGGTAATCCTAATCGTGAGAAGGATGACTTCTATGCGACACCTGATTGGGCTATTGATGCTTTGTTATATCGTGAAGCATTTGAAGGTGAGATATGGGAGCCATCATGTGGTGATGGTGCTATCTGCAAGCGGCTTGAACATTATGGTTACAAGAACATCTATGCGACTGATCTTGTTGACAGAGGATATGGTGATGGTGGATTAAACTTCATGAACATGAGGCGTGAAGCACAAAATATCATTACCAATCCTCCGTTCAAGATTGGAACGAAATTTACTCTACATGCTCTCAATCTAGCCCAGAAGAAAGTCTGCATCTTCAACAAACTATCTTTTCTTGAGGGGAAAGAAAGAAGAGATAGACTTTTCTCACAGAATAAGTTAGAATGTGTTTATGTGTTCGGTGAGAGAGTTGGATTTAATAGCGGTGGCGGTGCTGCGTCCCTTCAAGGACGAGGTGGAATGTTAGCCTTCGCATGGTTTGTGTTTGATAAGAGATATGATGGTAAACCAAGATTGGAGTGGATTTAATGGCAAAGTATGATCATGGCGGCGGTTGTCCCTGTGGACTATACAAAGAATGTGAACCTGGTTGTAGAGAATACAAGGAAAGTCTAACAAGCGATTTCACAGAGTATCACAGGATGTTAGAGATGAATAAAAATGCTGAACGTGCTGAACGCGAAGCATATTTTGATAGAGTAGATAAGGAGTTTCCAGGAATGTATGATGCACCAATTAAAAATGTAAGTGCAACTCGCCCGTGGGGAGAATGGCACGTACTTGATGTTGATCAGGGTTACAAGGTAAAGCGTTTGCATATTTTACCTGACCAAGCCATCTCTTTGCAGTATCATGTACACAGGTCTGAACATTGGACGATTGTGCAGGGTGAAGGCAAGGTCATCGTTGATGGTAACATCTTTACTATCAAGAAGGGTGAATCTTTCCACGTACCAAAGCAAGCCCTTCACAAGATCACAAATACTCACCTGACTGAAACTTTGATCGCTATTGAAGTTCAGATGGGGGAAATCTGTAGCGAAGACGATATTGTTCGCTGCTAAATACCTCGCTACGGAGATTCGTAGCAAATCAATATAGTCATAGGAGATACTAATGACAAACATGTTTACTTCTCTTCTCAAGGAAATTGGTAATGAATATGCTGGCATCGCGGATGAAGGAGTCGAAGCGGGTGACGTTACTGGTTTTATTGGGACTGGTAGTTACAGTCTCAATGCTCTATTATCTGGTTCTATATACGGTGGCCTTCCTGCTAATAAGGTTACTGCACTTGCCGGAGAACCTTCCACAGGTAAGACCTTTTATGCAATCAACATTGTTAGACAGTTCCTCAGAGACAACGCCGAAGGCTTCGTCTTCTACTTTGAGTCCGAATCCGCTATATCTAAGCAAATGCTATCAGATAGAGGTGTTGACACAAAGCGAGTTGCAGTTGTGCCGGTCGCAACTATCCAAGAGTTTAGAACTCAAGCAGTAAAGATCCTAGACAAGTACATTGAGGACAAGGAAAAGAAGGATCGGCCACCGATGCTGTTCGTTCTAGACTCTCTTGGCAATCTGTCTACTGACAAAGAAATGGCTGACATTGCTGACGGTAAGGACACACGCGACATGACTAGAGCGCAGCTTGTTCGTGGTGCTTTTCGTGTTCTCACTCTCAAACTTGGCAAGGCTAAGGTGCCGCTCATCGTGACTAATCATGTTTATGATGTAGTTGGTTCTTATGTGCCAACCAAGAAGATGGGCGGTGGTTCTGGGCTTGAGTATGCTGCATCTACTATTCTGTTTCTGTCCAAGAAGAAAGATAAAGACAAAGATAATCAAGTCACTGGTGCTATCATCACGGCCAATCTCAAGAAGGCTCGTCTGACGATTGAGAACAAGAAGGTTGAGACGCTGCTTGACTATGCAGATGGGCTTGATCCGTATTACGGGCTTCTTGATCTTGCAGAGAAGTTTGAAATCATCAAGAAAGTTTCCACTCGTTATGAACTGCCTGATGGCACAAAAGCATTTGAATCTGCTATCACACTAAACCCAGAAAAGTATTTTACCAAAGACATTCTTGATCGCATTGATGAGTCCTGCAAGAACGAATTCTTGTACGGCAAGTCTAAGGTGACGAATGGAGAAGAAGAATGACTCCAGGTATAGATTATAAGTTTCGAGATGATTTGGCCAAGAAATATGATACTGTTCCTATTGAATTGTTGACCGAGAACTATCAAGGCGTTATAATACGATATACGCAAGTCGGTGTCCAGGAATTAGAAAACAATATTGCAAAGTTGAAGTTTTCATATGACCTGATTGAAATGGGTAAACATACCGAAACAAATTTGCGAAGAAGCAAAGAATTTGAAAATCATATCGGTACGATACTTAACAGAATGATCTTGGAGGTAGTAGATAGTGACGGTGCAAAATCAGAGTCTGGAGAAGACGATTCTACGGAATTTGTTGAAGAGTGATGACTATACTCGGAAGGTTCTTCCATTTATCAAAGACGAATATTTCTCTATAGAAGAAGATCGTGTTCTCTATAAAGAAATTAAAGACTTTGTTCTGAAGTACAACAAGTCTCCAACTCTTGATGCTTTGCAGATTGAAATTGATTCTCTAGCCAATCTCAAAGAAGATCAGGTCAAGAATATCATTTCAACTATCAATGACTTTCGTTCAAACAAAGATGATACAAACATTGATTGGCTTGTTGACAGCACCGAAAAGTTCTGTCAAGAAAAGGCTTTATATCATGCTATCATGACATCCATTGAAATCATGAACAACAAGAAGAGCGCCTTAACCATGGGTGCTATTCCTTCTATTCTATCTGATGCTCTTGCTGTATCATTTGATCCTAATGTTGGTCATGATTATCTTGGTGATTTTGAAAAGCGATATGAATACTATCATCAGGTTCTAGAGAAGATTCCGTTTGATCTGGATTTCTTCAACAAGATTACCAAGAACGGTCTTCCTAAAAAGACACTAAACATTGCACTTGCTGGCACTGGTGTTGGTAAATCTTTATTCATGTGTCATGTTGCTGCTTCATGTTTGAACATGGGCAAGAATGTATTGTACATCACTCTTGAACTTGCTGAAGAAGAAGTTGCGAAGCGTATTGACGCAAATTTGATGAATATCACCTTTGATGATCTTATGGCCTTGCCAAAAGAATTGTATTTGAAGAAAGCAGAAAAGCTAAAGTCTAAGACAAATGGCACTCTCATTGTTAAAGAGTATCCAACTGCTGGTGCTGGTTCAATGCATTTTAAGGCTTTGCTAAACGAGTTGAACCTAAAGAAATCATTCAAACCAGATATCATCTTTATCGACTATCTGAATATATGCATGTCTTCTCGTATCAAGCCTGGTAATGGTGTTAACTCATATACCTATGTTAAGGCTATTGCAGAAGAGTTACGAGGTCTTGCTGTAGAGTTTGAAGTGCCAGTTGTATCAGCCACTCAAACTACACGAAGCGGTTTTGTATCTACAGATATTGGTCTTGAAGATACATCGGAATCGTTCGGTCTTCCTGCAACTGCTGACTTCATGTTTGCTCTTATCTCTTCTGAGCAGTTAGAAGAACTTGGACAAATCATGGTAAAGCAGTTGAAGAACCGATACAATGATCCTTCATCAAACAAAAAGTTTGTCATTGGTATTGACAGATCAAAGATGAAGCTGTATGATGTTGAAGACTCAGCGCAGAATATCGTTGATAGTGGTCAAAAAAAGGGTGCTGATGATAGAATGGTAGAAAAGATTACTAATAAGTTTGATAAATTTAAGAGATTGAAAGTTTAGAGGTAAAAATATGAAGTATATTGTCAATCCCGTGAACATTGAAAATGATTTCATTTGGCAGGTCACTGAAATCACAACCGATCAAGTTATTAAAAGATTCTTTTTTGAAGATGATGCATTAGAATATGCTAATTTTCTTGAAGATGGCGGTGCATTCGACGGTTTCACTCCGATATTCATGCTACGCGAGGTTGTAGTTCAAAATGATCTAGATTACAACCAAAAATTTGAGGCTCTGTTCGCATAAGCCTTTGATACGATACACAAAGGAGAGCGTTTCCAAAGCACGGAGACGCTCTCCTTACTCTCTTGCTAGTCTAGCCTCTCACTCGCGGCCCGCGCGTCCATGCGCGTCCAGGCCCATGCGCGCGGAGCATAACTGTCATGCAATACCCTCTATTGAATCCAGCAGGTGCCGATCTTATATCTAGAGTATACAGAAAGGACGCATCATGACTAGACTTCATCTCATAGAACGTCAAGCACTCCGTCAAGCCCAAGACACTCTCTGGAACACGCGGAAGTTGCTCTGGGATGACCTGCGTCATGATCATCGCACCCGCAACCAGTTGATTGCAGACGAGATTCGCAACTTAGGATATGATGAAGTGACTTGGGTCAAGATTGGGAGCCAGATGCAACCTCAAGTGTTTGTGTGACAGACATGCGTTCCGAGTATAGCAGGGTTGCGTTTGCTGCTCTTGATAATCTGATAGACAATCACTATATTATAGACATGAGAAAGAGAGAACTGATGAGAAAGTGGGATACGGAAGACAAGATTGAGCGCGAGGTTGAGCGCCAGATGGACAAGCTTGATCGGCTTCTCATGAAGAATGATATTGACATGGAAGAGTATGACTATCAGGTTGAGGAAATCAACCTCTGGGCCACTCTGCGTTATAGGGAGATTCGCTAAATGTTTCGTTTTTTACTCGGTATGGTTCTCGGTGCGTCGGCCACTTCTGGTCTGGGTTTGCAGCTTATGATGGGTGCCATCGGTCTCTGGCTCATCGTCCTTGTCGAAAGCGAAGAAGTCGGCGTCAAGCGCCAGCAGCGGCTCCATCATCTCATGGTAGCGCGCCCTTGGCACCTGCATCGCGCCGAGGCGTTCGAGATGCGGGTTGACAAGATGGAACTGGGCAAGGCTCTGTTTCTATCCAATCGATAAAGGAACAATATGAATATTAAAGTGTTCTCTGGCACTATTGCCTACACTAACAAGCGACTCGCAGAGTTGCGGCGTCAGGGTTATGTTGTGATCTGGTCGAAGGTCTGGTCTGACGGCAAGTACACCTATAAGATGGAGAAGACTGACAAATGAATATTGAGATTCGCGGCAAGTCTAAGTCAATGTGCAAGGCCGAGATTCGATTTGCGACAGCATTCTTTGCCAATTATCTGATGGGTGAGCGGCTAGCCAAGAACCTTGACATTGAAATTATGTTTGAGGATCAGGGCAAGATGGCTGAAGGGCATTGTTTTCCGACAGAGCATAGCCGCAAGCCGCGTATGTTTGAGATTGGTATCAATCCGAAAATGCGGCGCTATAAGATGCTTCAGTGTCTCGCGCATGAGATGGTGCATGTCAAGCAGTACGCTAAGGGTGAACTGTCCAGTGAACTTGTCACTGCGAAGTGGCAGGGTAAGGTCTTTAAGCTGACTAACTCGTTTGAGGACTACCTGAACTGGCCTTGGGAAATTGAGGCTTTCGGGCGTGATCGGTCGCTCTATCTGTTCTATTGCATCCTGCTCAAGTCGGAAAAGATTACCTTCAAGCACGGGCGCATGTACATTCGCGGAAAGCGCGTGTCAAAAAAGATGTTGACTTCCGCGAAGTGACCTGCTAGGATATATACATGATGACGACTCAATGGAAAGCAAAAGTTGGTGACCGCATTCATGTTCGTACCGAATATAATGTCGGCGCTATGAAGTCAAAGCATATCAAGACTGGAGTGGTGGTAAAAAGTGAGCGACACGATCCTGCTAATACATTTCGTCTATACACTGGCAATCCTCAGTACCCCGTTTCTCTTATCGCATATGAACGGGTCACTGGTGTTAAACTACGCGAGGCCTCATAATGGTTAGGTCGTATGAAGTTGATTTCTATGTGCTTGACAACCGCGTTGGTTTCATGCTATTGTGTTTTGAGGATGATGATTGTGTCTGGGAACAGTTCTTTGTAGACAGTGATGATGCTCATAGGACTGGGCACCGCTTTCTTGATGGATGTTATGTATCCTTGATGGAAGTAGCATAAATAAAAACACTATTGCTCTCGTAGTCTAATGGATAAGGCAACCGCCTTCTAAGCGGTTATATGGGGGTTCGAATCCCTCCGAGAGCGCCAGCGGGCGTGGTGAAATTGGTTGAAACACATCGGACTTAAAATCCGATACATTAGAAACGCTGTGGGTTCGAATCCCACCGCCCGCACCATCTCTGCGACTATAGCTCAACGGTTAGAGCTGGCAGTTCATACCTGCCTGGTTCCGGGTTCGAATCCTGGTGGTCGCACCAAAATATGGGAGTGAGGTCAGGTGACTCTTTCCCAACCACACTTTTTATAGGCCGGAACAAAATTTGATTTAACTACCTTTTGTTTTCCGTTTTTGTGAATCAATACTGTTCCATATTTTGGAGTTCTCTTTTTCTTTTCTTTGTTTTTATAGTTTTCGGCACGTTTGAGAGCGCCATTTCTACCTCTTCTAGATGCTTCTTCTTTGTCTATCTTTGACCAAGGATGATTATTTTTGTAGTTGGAATCTTTCCATAATTCTAACATTGATTGACGAATGTTTTCCCTACGCCTTTCTTCTTCAGGAGAACCATTCATAGGAGTTGTAGGTGAAGAAATCGCTCTATTGAGAAATCTAGGATTAGAAACTGCTTTCACTCGTTGAAGTAACCTATGCTCATGTAATAAGGCCTCATGATAGGAATTGAATTGTCTTCTCAATCTAAATTGAAAGTTTTCTATGGGTTCAATTTCAATCATACGTTTAACATGATTAGATGAAGAAAAGTATCTGATGCCGAGGTCAAAATTGGTTGATTTGCGAACACCGTAATAAATAGTATTAGTAGGAATGTGTTTTATGGTATATGTGTATGCTTCCATTATGAGTATCTTTCTATAACATCTATTGGTATACTATTTATAAGAATTCAAACTTTGGTCCCATAGTTTAACGGTAGAACACCCGTCTTATACACGGCATTGAGGCACTAGATTGGTGCACGGTGCAGGTTCGAATCCTGCTGGGACTACCACGCCGACCAAATCAAGCCCTCGTAGCCCAACTGGCAGAGGCAGCAGATTCAAACCCTGCTTAGTGTAAGTTCAACTCTTACCGAGGGCACCAAAAAAAATTTGACAGAGTGACAAAATCCATGTAGGATGTATTATAAATAGAATACAGTTTAGAGGAACGAATGACACATTATAATCCCATTGCTAAAGAATTTCAAGGTCGCCCAACATGGGCAGCCAGTGGGGGTTTCGTGTTGTAGGATAGGCCTACAATTTGTTGACACGAAGCCCCGAGGATAAAACTTCGGGGCTTCTTCTTTTCCAAGCTATGCGTCCAGAACATAGCAGCTATGCGAAAAGAAACATTGAAAATCAGACTAGCGAACATTATATCTAGTATGTAAGAGAACAAAAGAGTTTCCCAGCCGCGCGGGCAAGATAGACGCGGTCGCTGATTGACATTGTAGGTATCATATATAGTAGTATGACTAATACTAGGAATGCTACTATGTTTCACTTCGTATATAAGACAACAAATCTAGTTAATGGTAAATATTATATTGGTCGCCATTCCACAGCAGATTTGAATGATGGTTATATTGGTTCTGGTAAAAAGCTTAAAAATGCCATAAAACACCATGGACGAAATAACTTCCAACGAGAAATACTATTCTTTTGTGAGACTAAAGAAGAACTTTTTTCCAAAGAAAAGGAAATAGTAGATTCGATGGTTGTTCAGGATAGCAATAGCTACAACTTAATGGAAGGCGGCTCTGGACTGTTTCATCTTACAAAAGAACATAAAGAAAAAATAAGTTCTTCAGGTAAAGGTAGAACATGGAAATGGAATGAAGCACAAAAACAAAATCTTAAAGATGTGTGGAAAAAGAAAAAGCACCCTCAAACAGAAACAATGTGGATAAACAACGGAATCGATTGTAAAAAAATAATGTCTAGTGATGCTATTCCTGATGGTTGGCAGAAAGGTAATCTAAAAGTTCCTTCTGGACATAATAGAGGTAAAGTTGCTTATACGAATGGAAACCAAAGAAAATACTTCTTTGATACCGACAATATTCCATCAGATTGGTGGAAAGTGTCTAAAACTTGATTGACATTGTAAAGTTCCTATACGACCTGAGCAAGTCGGTATAAACGGCTCATCTCGTTTCGTCAGAGGTCACTTAGCGGTGGCCACTGCGACAAAGTTACATTAGTGTAGTGGACAGCACGAGCCCGTGCGAGGGGCAGGACAAGTTCGATTCTTGTATGTCAACTGTGACCTCTGACGAAACGAGAAATATATTCGGTCGTAGGAGAATTGGTAAACCCAGCGGACTGTTAATCCGCCGTCGAAAGACAATGCAGGTTCGATGCCTGCCGACCGAGCCATAACATCGCTTGTTATATAAATATTTCTAGGTTCGACTAGGAGGTTTATATGAGTAGAGCGTCAACTAATGTGAAAAATTGGAGAAAACGCACCAAGGAAGTCATTATCAAGTCAATGGGTGGCAAATGCCAAATATGTGACTATGATAAATTCTCGGCTGCGTTAGAGCTTCATCACATTGATCCAAAAGAAAAAGAGTTTGGTTTTGGTGGCATAAGAGCGAACCCACAATCGTTTGAAAAAATGAAAGCGGAACTTAGAAAGTGTGTTCTGCTTTGCTCCAACTGCCATAAAGAAGTTCATGCAAACATAGCCGTGATTCCTGAAAACTATCAGATGTTTGATGAAGATTTGTTTGTAACCGAACGAGATATTATCCGCTCAAGGAAGCAAAAACAATTGATCGAAAAAGTTCCTTTGGATAGACGTAAGATTCTATTGACTAATAAAGAGATACAGACTATACTAGACGAACAATTTGGTGGTAACAAGTCTGCGATGGCAAGACATTACGGTGTTACCGAAACTAGTATACGAAAAAGATTGTGCGCCAGTAACTCAGTGGTAGAGTAGCGGTCTCTTAAACCGAATGTCGTGAGTTCAATTCTCACCTGGCACACCAATTCAATGGCCCATTAGTGTAATGGAAACACGCAACTCTGTCTAAGTTGTATCAGCGGATCGTAACCGCTATGGGTCGCCAATAACTGCGTGTAGGGGAGTCTGGTCGTCCCTACCTGATTTGGAGTCAGGGGATCGGTGGTTCGAATCCACCCTCGCAGACCATTTTGTAGTGGGCAGTAAGGTGCCGTGACATTTGCAAGTGTTGTGGAGTTCACCCGAAAAGCAATGCATGAACCTAGGATAACATGGCAGTAAGCCACTACAAAGGAGAGCCGTGAGTGGCGGCTATGTAAAGTAGTCACTCAACAGATTCAAGCACGTTTCGTCCAATGGTAGGGCCTCGGCTTCCAACTCCGATGATGTGGGTTCGATTCCTACAGCGTGTGCCAATTGAAAGAACGGTAGTCATACTGCGAATATGGCGAAAACATTCCTGTGATCGCACACAGGCATTAAGTATCACCACCATAGTCGGTCTCCGCCAAAAGCGGGCGGCACCATAGGTGAGCGTTCTTTCTACTTGACAAGAGATACAAAGTGCAATATGATTACAAACAATAACGGGCCCTTGGTGATAATGGGAGCACAACGCCTTTGCACGGCGTGGGTAAGAGTTCGATTCTCTTAGGGTCCACCAATTCTGCATTGACTGACCGATCTGGTCTGTCACTGAAGATCCCATGCGATGTAGGACGTAGTGACCCTACATTTTCCTGAAAGGGCCATGGCTCTCAAATAGAAGCAGAGGAGTAGCTACCTCACGCTGTCTATCAGATTTCGATCTGTTTAATAGAGAGATAGAGAAGGATCGGTCAGTCAATACAGAGTTAACTTATCTCCTCTAGATTGACCCCTGTTGAGGTAAAAGTTCGCAAGTAAAGGAGTAGCTACCTGGAAAGCGAATGAGTAGCCAAGTGAAATCAGGGTAGAGGACGATGTAGTTGCCAGTCGAGTAGTGGTCTAGCTAATCACAAAAGTCTGGATTAGTTTAAGGGTGAACGGTGACGATGGCGAGTCACGGCGGACTGTAAATCCCCTGCCTAGTGCTTAGTAGGTTCGAATCCTACTTCACCCACCAAATGTGCCACGGTTTCTCACTGGTCTCGTTGAAGTGCGTTCACATGGAGAGACTAAACAGACCGTGCCTTCCGCCTATGCAATGTGAACGATTGCTGGGTTCGCGTAGAATTGGAAGGGCGGTCACCCGCTTGACTTGGCGATGTGTGGAGAACACAATGCGGGATCATTCACAGTTACCGACCGTAGATCCGTGGCGGCTTAAAAGTCTGGATACATACATTCGCGAGGATGTTATCACTTTCTGGGGTTGACCGTCCCTTCAGTGGGACCAGCTAACGGGTTATTAATTCACTGGCTTGTAGCTTAATGGTAAAGCAGGCGCTTGATAGGCGTCCGATGAGGGTTCGATTCCCTACTGGCCAACCAATATTGGGAGATCATCTAAAGGTAGGATAGCGGTCTTTGAAACCGCCGATCTAGGTTCGATTCCTAGTCTCCCAGCCAACTTTTTTCGCCTGTAGTAGATAGTGGGTGGCCACCTGCGACAGGATGAAAGTAGTTTAAAGGTAAAACTGTGAACCGAGGCGGGGTTCGAGTCCCCCAAGGCTAAGTACCATTTGTATTGGTGACGTCCAAACAGGTGTAAGGTGATCAGATGTAGGTTTCGAAGTCCTACCTTTTGTTTCTACTACAGGCGAAATGAGTTTGGTGATGTTGTAATAGCTTATAGTCTATAGAAGTAGCCGCACTACAGAAGACGGACTGGTTACCGTAGTGGCGAACGGCGCAGACTTTTAATCTGCTATACAACACCGTGGGTTCGAGTCCCACCCAGTCCTCCAATTATGTACCATGTGGTCATCCCGCCAAGCGTAAGGGAAAGCGGTTCGATTCCGCAATGGTACTTCAATTCAATGGCGCATTAGTTTAGTGGTTAGAATGCTGGGCTTTCAATCCGGAGAGAAGGGTTCAATTCCCTTATGCGCTACATTGAAGTCCTCAGGATACTATATAGTACGTAAACCCTATTGTATCCTGAGGCTTCCTGATGTTTTATACCATCTACAAAACAACAAATCTTATAAACGGTAAGTTCTATATTGGTAAACATAAAACAAAAAACTTGAATGATGGCTATCTTGGTTCCGGTAAGTTGTTAAAACGTGCCATAGAAAAATATGGTATCGACAACTTTCATAAAGAGATTCTTCACATCTGCAAAGATGAAGATCATATGAACCTGTTAGAAAATATTCTTGTAGTCCCTGACGATGAAACGAACTATAATCTCTGTGAAGGCGGTAAAGGTGGTTGGGGTTATGTGAATAAAGAGTTATCTGAATATATGAGAACAACTCGGATCAATAATCTCAATAAAACCAGAAACAAAATTTCAATATCAAAAGCAACTCAACACTCATCTGATACTATGAAAAAAACACATAGTCAGAAAAAAATTCGTTATGATACTTTTACAGGTAAAACACATACAAAAAAGTGGAAACAAAATCATTCTAAGATAATGAAACAGAAATCTAAAGGTATATTAAACTCTCAATATGGCACTTGTTGGATAACAAACGGTTCTGAAAATAAAAAGATCAAAAAAGAAGAACTTGACTTTTGGATTGAGTTAGGATATACTAAAGGAAGATTCATTGCGGGCAGGACAAATGGTAAGTCGTATGCCTCATAAGCATAAGATACTTGGTTCGATTCCAAGGCTCCGCAACCAAATCAACCCGTCTTAGTTCAATGGCTAGAACGCCTGTTTGTGGAGCAGGATACGGTGGTTCGATTCCACCATTCGGGACCAATTCAAAGTTCCTCGGCACAGAACAGAGTACAAAAGAGTTTACCAGACTCTGAGGAAATGTGGCTGTAGACTCATTAGAGTGGTGAGATAAGGTGCTGGTAACACTGGACTTGCTGGAGGGTTCGACTTCCCTCACCTTGGCCAATTTATGCCCCATTCGTCTAGTGATAGGACGCCACCCTCTCAAGGTGAGAACGCCAGTTTGATTCTGGTATGGGGTACCAATTATGGGCAGGCACGAAGGGTTATCGCGCGTGATGTGGGTTCGATTCCCACCCTGTCCACCAATTCGTTGCTCATTCGTCTAACGGTAGGACACCTGACTCTGACTCAGGATATTGTGGTTCGAATCCATGATGAGCAGCCAATTATGGAGACATAGCAAAACGGTAATGCACGGGACTGCGTGTTTTTATAAATAGTGATGAGGAGATTATCACTATGTTCTATACAGTATATAAAACCACCTGTAAAGTAAACGGTAAAGTTTACATCGGCGTTCATAAAACTAAAAATCTCAATGATGATTATTTAGGTTCTGGTAAACTAATACAAAGAGCCATTGAAAAATATGGAAAAAACTCTTTCATCAGAGAAATACTCTTCGTCTTTGAAAATGAAGATGATATGTTTTTGAAAGAAAAAGAACTGGTTACAGAAGAGTTTGTAGAATCAGGAAACACATATAACTGTAAACCTGGCGGTGAAGCAAACTGGTATTATGTAAACAAAAACGGTTTGAATCATTCATCAAATCAGCATTTAGTTTTGAGAGAAAGGTTAAAAGCCAATGCGGAATATGCTCAACAATTTTCAGAAACAATGAGCAAAGCATCATCATTTCACAAACTAAATGCTTCAAGAACTCCAGAAGAAAGAAAACTTGCAGCACAAAAAGCAGCAAGAGCCAGATGGAGTAAAAAGGGGTAATGGCGAAATGGGAACGCCGTGGTCTGCAAAACCATTATGAGTAGGTTCGATTCCTACTTACCCCTCCAAACAATGCATCTGTACCCCGCACCGCTACGAACGGTGACTAAGGTAACTGGAGATGGGTGGAAACACTTAATGCAGGTTCGAATCCTGTCAGATGCTCCACTAAGGAAAACTAAAATGAAAACTTTATTTACACTTATCGCAGCCGCTTTTTTATTGGCTGCACCCGCAAGCGCATCAATAAAGATGGTTGCTTCGTGGTATGATTGTGCTAAGCCAGGTGAATGTAGTAAGAGTAAGATCACTGCAAGCGGGCAAAAATTCAATCCTAATGCTTTAACAGCAGCACACAAGACACTTCCTTTTGGCACTAGGCTGAAGGTTACATACAAAGGTAGATCAGTTATCGTAGTTATAAATGATAGGGGCCCGTTTATCAAGGGCAGACATTTAGACCTATCAAGAGCAGCAGCAAGAAAGATTGGCTGCGGTGGAGTTTGCACTGTTCACGTACAGATTCTTGGAAAGAAAAAGTAGTTGACAGATTGCCTTGAATAGTATATGATATATACACAAAGAGGCTAGAGGGTTGTGAGTGACCTGTACCTGACTGGGAACTCTCATAAACATGATTGTCGAGGCCGTTCCGACAGAAATAAATCGGCGCGAAATTTGGAGGGTTAACTGCTCTGGGAGCAGCACCGTCTTGAAAACGGTTGGTACCTTGATTGGTATGGAGTTCGATTCTGCCAGCCCTCCGCCATCATTTGAGTAAAAGGAAATAATAATGTCTAAAGATTATGGATGTGGTCGTAGCCCGACTGGTAAGTGTATCGGTTGGCACGGCTTAAATGAGCAATATGTTGCTAAACTACAAGAATACAATAAGCAACAGTTAACGGAATCTGTTCCAAGATTGTTGAGAGATTAAAGAATAAAAGCCGCTATGGTGAAGATGGTTCTCACGTTGGACTGAAAATCCAAAGAACCCTGGTCGGAACAGGGTGGCGGCACCAATAGAAGCCTGTGTAGTTCATTGATAGAACCTGCGTCTCATAAGCGCATGGTAGGTGGTTTGATTCCACCCACAGGCACCAAAATAATAGAATGCTTGCATCGACGGATGCAAGTAGGAGTGCAAGGAAGTGGAGCCCGCTCTTGAGGCTCTAACTTGGCTAGATGGTATGGTGCCCGTGCATGACTAACGAGAGTTAGAGATGTATCGTCTCCGACCAAGAGAATCTAGGCGGTCGTGTTGCAGATGGTATCTTGAGCATGACTTGTGGGTGTACCCTAGTCCCACCTCCCCCAATTCGCGGGTTTGTTGTAGTGGTAGCGAACTACCTTGCCATGGTAGAAGCGCGGGTTCGATTCCCGCATCCCGCTCTAATTTCTAAATATAGTTGACCAATCAAGGTCAATCATGAGGTAATCACATGCTAAACACTATTGTAGTATTGCTT